AAACGCTAGACCCTGATAGCGAAGAACGTCATCATCTCTATCAAGATAAGACATCCACAGTCTCGCACCAGAAGGGGCAGTCCACTGCATCTTACGTTCTGACCACTTTATTCCCGGCCATATTTTTGGGTACAACTCTTGTGACTTAAATATAAGTTCTCTAAGTTCTTCTGTTGTATGTCGTAACAGCAATCCACTAAATGCTGGATGCCCCATATAACGTAGTGGGTCTGCTAACATGGCGTAGGACTTACCACCACCTGCTGAACCACCATATAGTACCTCACGTTCCCCTGCAGCTAGAAAGTCTGTCTGAGGTCCGGGGTTAGGTTTGAATAAGACATTAGCGTGTTCTTCTTGAAATTCTTCAAGTTCAACATCTTTTATCTCAACCGTTGGCTTTTGAACCTGTTCTTTCTTCTTCAAGGGCTTTCGCTTTGGCGATTGCCTTTTCCGCATATTCTGCCCACCTGCGGATGCTTGTAGCTTGGTTCTTACGCTGTCGCTCATGCTGTAACCGTTTCCTTAATCCTACGTGAGATATATATCTGCCAGAGTTTGTACTTAACCAATTGGCTACCTCACGATAGCTGTATTGATTTACGTGTTGTCTAGCCTTTTCTAATAAATCTAATTCAATTGATATAGGGTCAAGAAGGTCAGGGTCTTCTTCATTTAACTTGTATCCAAATGGTACAGTACGTGCTATGCGTGGTATCTGTACCCACTCGTTCTGTTCTTTTATATCTGTCGGTTGTGGGAGTTTCCACTTGCCTATGCTTCTAGTCATCTTTTATACTTTTCGGATTTATAAACAAAGAATCACATTCAACGCAAAGTCTTCTGTTTCTACCTTTTCTTTTCATGCCACCCGAAAAACACTTTGGGCATTTATCATTTTTTCTGCCCTCTTTAATAGGGGCATCCCAATTTATAAAACTACTCATCATCACTCACTGCTTTAGGGGGCATAAGCATCACACCACCACTAGATTCCACTTGCATCTTCTCTGTCTTAACCAAACCTGAACGGTCTAGTAATTCTTTAGCTGCTGCCATCTTATCACGTATGCCTAATTCTGTTGGGTCATAAACGCACCTGTCATAGCCATTGCCGCCTTTGGTGCATTACGTGCCATGTACATAGATGTAGCTTCTAGTATCTCTTCTTTTAAACCTTTAACAATGTCTGTTGTAGGTGTGTTGGGAGCATACCCTGCAATCTTCTTTGCTTGTACGACATCACCACCAGCTTCTTCAAAGAGAACTGCAAGAAACTTTTTTTGTCTGTCATTTAACTGTCGTGTCATTTTATTTCTCCAGTTGCCATAGCATGGGCTAAACGTGTAGCACGTCCCTTAACTTGCCTTGCCCATCTGCTATCTAGCATCTCCTTTGCTGCAGTTTTAAAATCGTTGTCATGGATAGCTGCCCACATATTCTTGAACAGCTTTAATCTTGGCACACCCATATTAAATGCCATGTCCATTACTACAAGTTGACGTACACTGTCTAAGCTATCCACGCAAGGATGCGCTTGGCATAGTTCATCTTCGACAATCTGTACGTCATTCGTTGCTAAATAGACCGCATCTTCTTTAGTAATGCCATGCTCATAGATAGCGTCCATATTTGGAATATCCATATGCTCAAGTTCTGCTTTACTAATGCCACGGTCTTTTAGGTTTCTTCCGATGCCAATTGTATCAATGCCTAGCGTATCTTGGTACACTGTAAGCACAAGACCTTCTCCATCAATCAGCTTCTTTATAAATGTTTCTCTGTCGTACTTCATTTCTTCTCACTGCCTAACCAAACTGCGAATGCGCCTGTCATTGCACCACTAACTACAGATATCATTGCACTCTGTTGTGTTGATAAATCTTCTAAAGACATTCCCCACTCAATCACTCGCATGTACATTATTGTCATTACAAGCATCATTAATCGTGGTACTATCTTGTACTCTAATATCGTCTTTGCAGCCATTATTATTTCTTTCCGAAGAATTTAGTTGCGCTACGTACTCCAAAAGAAGCAGCCACAATAATGCCAAGACTATACTGATACCACTGAGGCATTGCTTCCAACTGGGCAAAACCATTTGCTACTACCTCTTCCATTCCCGGTATGAATGCTAAGATAAGTGGGATACTAAATAGAATGGTAAGCCACTCATCTTTCCATGAAGACTGACTACCTTTAGCCATCTCCAAATCCCAATCAATCTCACCAGTAGCTTTCTTCTGCATTACTACAGCTTCAGCCTGTGCCTTGGCTACCTTAGTAGCAGACTGTGCTTTCTTCTCTTCTACCTTACCACTTAACCATGTACCAGCTAAATCTGCTACAGGTCCTATCAACATATTAAGCACGTTTACCTCTGATTGCTCTACCAACTGGACTGCGGAGTTTATTTTTGAAAGCCTGTCTTTTAACTTGAGAAGGACTACGAGTAGGTTTTATACCTGCACCTTTTGGTGGGTCCATAACAGGACCTCTTACCGCTTTTCTTGGCATCGTTGATGGTGTAAAGGTTTTAATACCTTTTTTGTCTAATTTTTTATTAAATCTAGTCTCAGCTTTATTCCTCTGTTTTGTTAATCTTTCTATAGCTTTTTGTCTTTTTGCTGGGTCTTTAAATGTCATAACTTTACGTTCGTTTTTAGCTATTTTTTGCCCAAGTTTACTAGCTCTTATTTTATTACCTACGTTACCCATAGTTCTTTGTCTTTTTAGCTGCTGTTTCATTTTGCTGATAGACATTTTATATTCCTTTTCTAAATTTAGCTGTTTTCTTTGCAATTGAAGCTGGTTGCTTCACAAACTGTTTGCCCCTTTTTGTTCCTTGGCGTTTCGCTCGTGATGTTGCCGCATACTCCGCAGATGTAAGGCTCTGTATCGCTGAAGTAGGAAGGTATCTTTCGCCAGTTTTGCTTGAAGGTTTCCCAGATTTGGTTCTCCACTTTTGTTTTGTCCATGACTTTAAACTCTTTTGTGACTTCGCTAGTGACATTATAAACCTTTCAAGAAGATAGCAAACCAGACTACTAAAGCTAAACCACCTAATCCGACAATAATAAGTATAGTAAGAAGTATACCTTCTATTATTTGCTTTCTTTTCTTACGTGCTTTTTCTTCTTCTTCTCTTCTTTGCTTTCTCATCTTGGCTTGGAATCTCTGCCAATCATCCCACAAATGATATCTACCATATAACATCATCAGTTCTTTAAGTTCATGCTCTTGTTCTTTTATCTTTTCAAGTGCCATAAACTCATCTAAATCATTTGCACCTTTACCTTTGAAAGCTGACCAGAATGAGTTTTTCTTTTTATTACCTTGCTTCTCTAACTTTTCTTTGATTCCAATGTATTCACCAATACTGTGTGCAGCACTAGCTAAATCTTTTCCGTTCATTACGGTTTGTTTTATAACACCAAATGCAGCATTGGCTGCGGCTAGTTCTGCTAACATGTGTCTCCCCTTTCACGTGTAGCATTTATTTGTACCCACCGCCTTTTGCTTTATATTGCTTGGCTAACATCTGGGCTTTTCTTGCTGACCATTGACCAGCACCGCCACCAGCAGTACCAGATTTTATTTGATTAAATAAGTTCTTTCTCATTGTGGGCTTAGTATAGTTACCAGCTTCGTTAACTCTTGATTTGCTCTGTGTCGTACCGCCTTGCGAAAGGCTAACCTTTCTAGTCGGTTTCTTTTTCTTTGCAGTTTGTGAGGTTTTCTTTGTAGAGACACGTGCCATCTCCTTAACTCCGTTGAGGTAAATAGGTTTCTTTTACTTTAACAGTGATTGTCACTGCACTATTTGCACTTGCTAATCCTCTTAACTTATCTCCTTTAAAAAGCCATAGTGGGTCATCGTTTATCTGAAGTAAACTATTTGGTAGTAATTCTACTGTTTCAGCTAATGTATAGAATGTAGTATTCTGTGCATCATACCAATCTAAGCTAAATGTAACACTACTTGTTGAAGCATTGTTGATGTAGATATTATCTATCTCTGCTTCATAGTTAGCAGGTACAGTATAGATATCTTGATTAGCAGTTGTAAGCTGTAGTCCTACTGTACGGTTCTTTGTCTCTGCCATTCTAGTTCTCTATATAAATAATATCAAAGGTCGCAGAAACTCGTAAGTCAGCATTTGAACTGTCTGCTATAGCACGAAACTCAATATCTGTTTTCTCAGGTATCGGCTGTGGGCAAACAATGTCTTGATGATATGACGCTTGAAACAAATCAAACTTCTGTTGAGTACGAAATACACCATTCAATTCTCTTGTTAACATACGTATTGTAGCAACTTTATTGTTCTGTACTGTAAATGCTGTTGTATCTACTTGAAATAAATAACCTGTGTAACCTGCAGGTACAGTCCATATTGCCATCAGGGTTTG